CCGTCAGGGCCATCGTTGCTCCAAGTAAGCCCGCCGTATTCCTTGAAAACGAGACGGCAGTAGGCATCAACCCGCCGCTGCATCAGGCCACTGACGCTCTTTTTTTCCATCGCCCCCCAAGCACTCCAGCGCACGGCTTTGCGTGACACCGAATCTACCGTCTCCCCATCGCAATCCTGCGCCACTGCGTCCTTGGTCCATCTCGACGGGTTAGATATCAAGTTGATTGCAGCCTGTAGTGCCTTGCTCATCATTCGTCTCCTGCGGTAGGAACGGGCTCGACTTCGTATGTACCTGCCGCGAACCACGGCGGCTCGTACTCTGCACCAGAGAACCACTTGGACCATATTCCACGCTCGCCAAACGTAGACCTCCACCGCATGGCAGTAGGGCTCACATAAAAAAGTTTCTGCTGTTCTAAATGTGGGTATTCAACAGCGATCATTGGTCTTCCTCCAAAGGATGCGGGCGGCGATTCGAAATAGCGTTTCAGAGGGTGCGGGTATTTAGCGGTCATCATTCATCTCCCTATTTGAGAATCGTCACGCACCGCACTCCTGGCAATATCGCCAACGTGTAAGTGCGATCATGTTCCGATGGTTTCGTGTACCAACAGGTAGTGTCGTCGCCCTTTTCCATCACTTCGGCTTCCATCTTCACAGGGGGGTGTGAATTTTTCACACCTTGCTTTTCTGTTGATGAATCAGCCGAATCGGTAAATGCCAGCCCGGCTAATGCGCCGACAACGAAGGCTATGATGATGACCTTCATGTTCCAGTCCTTCTGTGTTTATCGGCATGTGGGCATGTGGCAAAGTGGCTGGTGTGTTTCTTGGGATCAAAGAATTCATCGTCTCGTCCAACACCTTCCACATTCACCGGCATATTCTTTCCGGTGCTGGTTTTCATCCACACGACAGCGGCCTTGCAACTGCGACACGCGGTGACTCGTGGAGCGATCACGACACCATCCAAACAAACAGCCCAAACATAATCCCGATACATACCCAATCTGCGACATCCATCGCGTCACTCCATCCAGACTGATAATCATCGTCCCGGCGTTTTATTTCTTCGTGTAGATATTTTGCATCCTTCATGCTGCCTTCTCCTTATCCAATTCCGGTAATAATGTTCCATCGGTCGCTGCCATGCGGTATGTGTGGTCGATCAATTCTGCGTACTGCTCAACCGTTAGCTTCTTCCTGCGATACCGTTTTTTGTCATGGTCCCATTCTCTTGTGGTTCTTTTCGCTGCGATCAGATGCTCCTGGCCTCCCGGACCGACAAGACGCACGACGCCCCAAAATGATTTGCAAATAGCTTCCTTAAGTTGTTCAACGTCGAAGGTCAAACTTCGGTCCATCGCCAGCCAGGCATTAAGCAGAAGGTGAAACCCTGCCTCTTCTGGTCGTGTGTAGGCCGGTTCAATCGGCTCAATTTGGACCAGAGCACCCAGAGGATTAACTGCACATACCCGACGTATCTCATTGATGACGGGCTCTACGGACTGCTGGCCACCAAGTCGAATAATCATGTTGCCCTCATGGCCGAAAGGCTTTCTAGCTTTACCATCATCTCATCAAGAAATTCGCTAGCCATCACCTCTAGCTCCGCGATCCTCTCATCGTCCCGATGGACCCGCGTGGTCCAAATTTCAAGGCCCGGTAACCGTGGATCAAAACTCACAAAGTCGCACCACTTCCTGTTTGTGCAGGCCATCTGCCATTGCATTTGAGTCAGGTATTTACCGTCTATCTTTTTTGATAGCAGCGATTCGATGTGGGTCTTTGTCTCGGGACACTTAATCTCCAACAGACCATCCGCGCCCACTAGACCGTCTGGCGATGCGCCTGTGCCGAAGATCACTGGATGCCTGTGGAATCCTGTTTCCTGTACGTCAACGTCTTCCACGAATGCATACATGGCCCTGGCCTGTGGCTCCGTGGTGTTGCCCCATTCCATTGCAGCAGACGTGAATCCCTGGACAGACTGTCCGGTCATACGCTCGACGATAAGTTGAGCCATGATCGTATCGCGCGAAGCGCCCCAACTCGTTTTTGTGCGGGCGATGGCCATGTGGAGTTGACTCGCACCAAGCCATCCGCGCCGTGCTAATCGCCATTCATCAGTTCCCTGCACTTCATTCATTGGATGCTTCTTGCTTTTTAAGTTTCAGAATCAGCTTGGACTTGGCTTTTTCGTATGAACCTTCGTGCATCTGATCGACAGAAGGTGCGCCGAACGCTGCCAGGAAACGCTTAACGTCCGCGTTAGTCTGCTCGATCAGCATCTTCAACTCGTCTGCGTGTCCCTCAGTGATCTGATCAAATGTGTCCTCTGCGGGTGGCAAGTCCTCTCCCGCATAGATGTAATGCCCTAGACCAAACATCGCGAGGCACTTGGTTAGGCATCGCATTCTTGTCGTATTTATCTGGAAAGCATTGGGATTTTGTATGGGTTTGTTTGTTGCCAGAACCGGCAACCACATTTTGCGGGTGGTCGCTCTACCACCATCGACAACAGTTACCAATATCCAAATGTTCATAGTTCCGTCAGGGAATATTTCTGATTCAAGAAATTCGTATTCTGTCTCCGGGTAGTACTCCATCAAAGTTCCCCATGCCCATGCCCATGACAGATAAGTTAGTCCTTGTTTCTGTTCAACGTGAGCGGAGCAATCGATCTTCGACAGCGTTTCCCACACCTCGCCCGCAAATGGTTTTTCTCTCATTTATTTTCTCTCCTTACTATCTCAATAAATGCCAGTTGAGCCGCTTCATCACGTCCAGCAGCCCATGACTGCGCGATCTGGGTGAGGCTGGCTCGGGCGAATGTCTCATCGTTATCCGCAGCCGTTGACAGTTCGGGATACGTTCTTCTTGCGTATTCGTATCCCTGCGTAATGTATCGGCTCATTTTTTCGCCGGTCCAATCGAGTTGCCATACATTTCGATTGCGTGATTCATGCCGTCAACTTTCCCGGTCTGGTACGCCATGTTCAACGATTCAATCACTTCGTCTAGAGTCGGTTTACGCGTGCTCAGAATTCGAGCAGTCGCCTGCATGTATTTGAGCCCTTCATCAAGGTCTTTCATGACACCTCCCATTGCGGCAAACATGTTTTGCAGTAGTCCTCATCAGGCAGGGCGATCTGCATGCACTTTGCCGTGTCGCATTTTTGAGCCTCTCCCCAACTTTCCTCACCTCCGCATTCCGGGCAAACCAGGATGGACTCTTCAGGCTCCCACATCGTGGCCCGGTGCAGCACGATATGCCTTGGAGCGTCAAACCATCTGAGACAGTTGGTGCAGTAGATATCAATGTAATTCTCCGGTGACGACGTGATGATAGTTCCATAGGCGGAATATCATGTCAACGGCAATATCGTGATTAAATAGCGAACCAGGAAAATACAGTTGACACAAGTCGGGCAGTACCGGAAAGTGACGTTCAGGCAATAAGGAGATGAATGATGAAAACATCAGCGGAAATTATGCGAGAGATGATGGACGACTATGGAATGGGCTATCAGCAGATAGCCGACCTGTTGGGCATCAGTCTGTCCAGTGCTTTCAGAGTCGCCAATCGTCAGGTCGATACGCGGGAGAGCATCTACATCAAGCTGATCGAGGAACGATCTAAACTGCCGCGCAAGAAGAAGGCAAGGAAGGTGGCATGAATCAGCACGCTTATTCCAAGGCATTTCCGCCGATGGCAAACGATGCCTTTTTGGCACTTGCTGAGGACATCCGGGTGAGCGGACTGAAAGAATCCATAGTTACGCTGGAGGGTCAGGTGCTCGATGGATGGATGCGATTCCTGGCCTGCCAGTCGGTAGGCGTGGAAACACGATTTCGCACGTATCAGGGCAGTGATCCGAAGGGATATGTCCGGTCAAAGAATTTGTTTCGCCGAAACATGACGCCGTATCTCACTGTAAACGTTGAACTTTATTTAGGGGAACTTGCTTGAACCGACACCCGCTGTCCGCTGTTTTTGGGGATATGCCTGCGGCAGAGCTGCAACAGCTTGCCGACGACATCAAGAGTAACGGGCTGCGAGAGCCAGTAGTGGTACTGAACCGAGAAATTCTGGACGGCTGGCACCGATTCCGGGCCTGTGAGATGGCCGGGGTGTTGTGTGTTTTCGAGAACTTTCCGGCGAACAAAGACCCTATCGCATTTGTCGCCTCG